GCCCGGCAGATTTGGGATGAGGCCCGATTCGCCTATGTGATCGAGTTGAAGCAACTGATCAAGGCGGCCGTCAAACGCGGTGACGTCACGACGGTGGTGATGAGTCGCCTGGAAAACCTCTTCCGTTCTGAATTGGAAGGGCGCACGCCGAGCGGGCCGTCCCTGGAACGGTGCCCGATCGACGTCACGGCCAAGCTGCTCTGCATCTCACGCCAAACCCTGCACAAATATCATAGGGAGAAGGGCCTGGCCCGGAACACCGACGGCACCTACAACCTGTTGGCCGTTGTGCCCTGGTACGTGAACTGGATCGAAAACAAGGCGATGACGGGGGGCCCGTTAACGGTGGCGGATTTGCAGCGGCACGAACGCGGGCTGGAGATCCGGCAGCGGCGGTTGGAGCGGCAGGGGTTTCTGGTCGATTCGCGTGAGGTGGTCAAGGGCTTGCTCGCCCGCGAGCAGGCGGCGATGGATGCCCAGCACCATAAGGCCGAGGACCTGGCCCGCAAGTTGGAAGGGCAGGCGTTCGCCGCCCGCGTCGAAGTGATTCATACCTGGTGCGATCGTCAGCGGGCCGAACGCTTGCGGCTGCCCGAGCAGGTGACGTTGGTCGCCGGGGCAAGGGAAAAGCTCGAGGAATTACTGGCCCTGCTGACACCCAGTGAGGAGGGCACACCATGATCACTGTGCCCCTGGGTGACTTCTGGGGCCTGGAACCGGCCGAAAGAGATATGCTGGTTCCGGCCGCGCGGCCGACCCTGCCCGATTGGGCGGAAGAGGCCGTCTATCTGCCCAAGGGCGTCACTGATTTTCCCGGATTCTTTTCTTTCGATTACGCCCCGTATCTGCGCGGGCCGGCCGAGGCCCTGACGGACAACTTCACCCGCGAGGTCTGGCTGCAGAGTCCGACGCAGGCGGGCAAATCGTTTCTGAGTTATCTTCTATTCGCCTATACGCTGGTAGTCCGGGCGTTGAATTTTCTGCTGGTGTTGCCGGACGAACCGACGGCCAAGAAGCGAATGCGGCGGTTGCGGCGGCTATGCAAAGCCAATCCGGATCTGCTCGCGGTCCTCGGGGGCCAGCCGGAGACCCTGAATATTGGCGAACCGACGAGTCTGGAGCGCATGGAGGTGATTATTGCGTGGGCCCATTCGGCCAGTGCCCTGGCCGACGTCTCCACGCCGATCATTTGTGCCGACGAGGTGGGCAAATACCCGGCTTCGGTCGGCAAAGAGTCGGATCCGATCAGCCTATTCCGCCATCGCCAGGAACGGCTGAGCAGTATCAGTAAACTGTTGGCCGGCTCAACGGCGGTGTGGGTGGGTGATTTATTCGATCGGGAATTCCGTAGCGGGCAACTATTCGAATACCACCTGATCTGCCCCTACTGCGATCGGTTCTTCCTGCCGGACAACGACAACATGATCCTGGGCAAGGACGGCCAGGGCGAATTCCTGCCGCCGGAACGCTACGAGGCCGACCGCGAGAACAAGCTGGCCTGGTTCGAGTGTTCGCTCTGTCACGAGCGCTACACCGACGCCGACCGGGCGTTGGCGACGCAAGGCGGGCGGTGGGTGCCGCGCGGGGCCGAGATCGCCGCCGATGGCACGCTATCGAGAGAGCCGCCACCGGCGGTGCGCAAGAGTTTCCACATCCATATGTGGGCGATCCATCCGCAATTCCAGCCGATCTGGCGTCTGGCCGCCGGGTGGGTGCGGGCGATTGCGGCGTTGCGCATCGGCAATCGCCTGCCCCTGCAGGATTACCGCAATAGCGTCCAGGGCCTACCGTGGGAGATCAAGGCCAAGGTGCCCAAGGCCAGCGAATTGGCCCAGAATGTGGGCGACTACGCCGAGGGGACGCTGCCGTGGGGCGTGCAATTTGTCACCGCCGCCGTCGACGTGCAATTGGACCACGTGTGGGTGATGGTCAAGGGCTGGGGCTACGGCGCCGAAACGTGGCTGATCGTCTATACCCGGGTCAATACCGGGGACACCTCGATTTTGCAGAATTGGCGGCCCGTCGAGCAGTTTCTGTCGCGTGCGTGGCCGTCGGCCGGGGCCGGCCAGCCCGATCAGCCGATTTGTCTGGCCGGCATCGACTGTGGCTACCACAAAGAGACGGTGCAGGATTTCGTCCGGATGACCGACTTGCCCGCGATCGCCGTGCGCGGTGAGGATAGCGTGACCAAACGCACGTATAACGTCGTCCACGAAAAGGAAACGGGGGCGACGCGCTTCGATTTGAATACCAACGCCCTGAAGGATCGCGTCTATCACGCCTACTACGAGACCGATCCGGGGCCCGGCTACGGGCATTTGCCGCACGGGACGACCGAAGAGGTGTTCGAACAGTTGGCCAGTGAGGAGAAAAAGTTTGTCCGCAAGGGGATGCGTGAAATCGCGGTGTGGGTGAAAAAGGGCCCGCACGTGGCCAACCATGCCCTGGATTGCGACGTCTACGCAACCGCGGCGGCCGAAATCGCGGGACTGTGGCAATTGGATCGTATGCCGGAGGCCCCGGCCGGTGACAAGTCACAAAAGAGCGACATCCGGCCCGCGCGGCCGGGTTTCCTGGATCGTTTACCGAATCTACAGAGTTGAAAGGACCAAGCATGTTGCCGGGAATCATTGTACTGGCAGGCGGGTGTGTGTCACTCGTCTTATTTTTCGCGATTTTCGACCTAAAGATAAGGGAGTTTTTTGTGTTCACGATGATTGGAATAAGCGCATTGGCCATAGTCTGCACAATATGGGCCGGGATACACGCAATCGCAAGACATATCATCGACTGATATGGGGTTTTTGGACAACATTCCGGACTTGGGACTGCCCGCCAAGGCGGCGGCACCGGCCGAAAAACGCACCGTGGAGGCGGTGGTGGGGGCCAATTGCGTGCCGTTTTTGAAGGTGCGCTGCCCGAAATGCGGTTCGGATAAATGCCCGGTTTACGATTCCGCCCATGTCCCCTATCGCTATCATAAGTGCGAATGCGGCTGGAATTTCCAGAGCTACGAGGTGAATTGGTCGGATTCCGGGCCGGAAAAAAAAGTGTAAGTCCTTACTAATTCTTAGTAAGCAGCCCCTTCTGATAAGTTTGCAAAACCCGCAAGATAGTGGGCATGGCCTACACGAATGCACAGATGTTGGACATGCTGGACACGGCGATCGAAGCTCTGCTGACCGGTAAATTGCAGAGTTACACGATCGCCAACCGCAGTTATACCAAGCTGGATCTGGATGTGTTGATGAAATCCCGCGACCACTACGCGCAGAAGGTCACCAATGCCGAGCCGATGGAGCAAAGGGTGGTGGAATTCTGATGCGCGAATCCCTAACAGCGCGAATCGCCGGTCGCATGGAGAATATGCTCGCGGTACTGAGTCCCGAGCGGGCCGTGCGGCGGCGTCAATTCCGGTTTGCCTACGATGCCCTGGCCAATCACCGCACGCACGAGAGCCGCACCCGCAGCACGGGCCGAACCGGCGATAGCGATTTGGACGAGGCGTCGCTGGATCGCCTGCGGGAAATCTGCCGGGATCTCGGCCGCAACAATCCCCTGGTCAAAGGGCTGCTGCTCACCGAGGCCGACGATGTGGTGGGCACCGATACGCAGATTCAGGTGCGGACCGAGGACGAAGGCTGGAACAAGGCGGCCGAGGCGATCGTCAAGGAAACGATGATCGACCGGACGTGCGACGTCACGGGCCGATTCAACCTGCACAAGCTCCTGCACCTGGGCTATTTGAGCTATCGCCGGGACGGTGATGCCTTCATGGTGTTCGCCGACGATGGCCCGCAACTGATCGAGGGTCACCAGTGCGGCACGCCGACCGGCAAGCAGACCAAGGCGTTCGATATTATCAACGGCGTCGCCGTGGCGAAAAAGACTCAGCGGCTGTTGGGCTACTACATCGGCCTCCCGAACAAGTGGGGCTATATCGCCGCCGAGACCTGGACCCAATATCCGGCCGGCGACGTTTTTCATATCTTCAATCCGGATCGAGCTTCGTTCACGCGGGGCGAACCGGTCCTGACGCCGTCGGTGACCTGGATCGACAAGCTGTTTCGTTACGCCGATGCCGAACTGGTGGCGGCGGTGGTCAATGCGGCGCTGGCGCATTATGTCACGATCAACGACAACGGCCGCGTGCCGACCGCCTGGACGAAGGGGCGTTATTCCGACGGGAAGACGAACGACAATCAGAAGGTCGAGAAAATCGAACCCGGTATGATCAAGTACCTCAATCAGGGTGAGGGGATTACCGCCGTGACGCCGAACCGGCCGGCGGCGGCGTTCGATCCATTCATGCTGCGGATGTTGATGATTGTGTGCCGCCCGTTGTGCATGCCGCTAATGGTGGGGACGCTGGACTTTTCCGGGGCCACGTTTATGAATGCGCGCATCGCCTACCAGGCGGCGCAGAAAAACTATCGCCGCGAGCAGGCCCACATCGTGATTCCCTGGGCCACGCGGATCGCCCGTTGGCGGCTCGATAAAGCGATCGCCGATGGCGACTTGACGGCCCGCGAGACCTACGGCATCGAAATCAAATGCCAGCGCTGGCCCTATGTGGATCCCTACCGCGAGTCGCAGGCCAATAAAAACAATCTAGACGCCGGCATTACCACCGCCGGGACATTGATCGAAGAGGCGGGCGGCGACTATCGGGCCCATTGTGAGCGGGTGGTGCGGGAAGCGGAAATTCGCAAAAAAACCGGCGTGGATGCAGCCCGACCGCAACCGCCGGAGAAACCGGAGGCATCCGATGACGACGGAAAATAGGCATTGGGACGGCAGCGAGACGGCACCGCCGGCCGCGTGTCAATTCGTGGAATTCGACGCGATCCAGTTTGCCGCCGATGCCG